GTTTGTCTGGATGCAAAAATGCATCAAACAATTTGTAACTTTCTGGAGTTATCTCCCTCCAGTTACCCACATAAGGCATAAAATTCTTTGGCATCTTCAATCCTACGGAAGATGCTCTTTTTTCTTCTACTTTTCTTCTGAGTTTTTCTCTACGAATGTCCAACGGATTGGAAGGAGCATCGAAATGGTTAAATAAATTACCTTTAAACCCACAAGAAAAACAGTTGAATACACCTGTAATTCTGTCAATTCTCATACTAGGATTACCGTCATCATGGTCAGGACTAAGACACTTTACAATAGCATCTGCTGGAGATAGCTTGTATGGTATTTTTCGTTCTTGTAATAGTTCTTCTACTGTCATGCTAATGTTACTACTAAAAATGCTATAATAAATACTGGTATTACTAATATTAACCATAGTGTTAATGCATAGAAAAAATGTTCTAAAAATACTTTCATAATTTTTTGTGTTTCCATCCTTTTAATTGATCTCCAAGTTCTTCAAAGTCTGTCATAGCTTTACCACTTGGATCTTCTTTGTGTTCGTAATACTTACTTTTCCAAGCAAGTTCTACCATTTGAAACCATATTGCTATGGCTTTGTTTCTAAATTCTTTATCGCCCCACAAGTAAAACATATTCCACCACTCTTTTTGGAAACGGAATACTTCTACATCCATTGTTTTAAACATCCAGCCATCTTTGTGTGTCTTAACTATTTCTTGCATTGCTCTTAGTCTTTGACTTCCTGCAATCGGATAATAACTAGGCATGGTTAGTATTGGCGATTTCATTCCATGCTCTATTAAACTTTCCTTCAAGGGTTCATTAACTGGTACTTTGTGAATGTTATCACGCACAGTTGGTTGATTCAGTAAAAACTTTACTGATCTAGTCTCCCTGTCGAAAGGTGGCAGAGCAATTAACTCTGCCGTTTCCTTACTGATTCTATCTGCCGCCACTGTTTCTTACCTTTCTCCATAGTCCATGTCTGCGTCTCTTCTCAATTTCCATACGAATCATATATGTTCTTATCAATGCTACTACTGTAAATATAAAAGTAGTAGTTAAAGATATAAGAAAGGCACTTGTCCATTCCCACTTCTCTATCATTAACCATAACATAAATGTTTGTAAAGGAAAATTAATTACTAGAGCAGCGCCTACTTGCACTAAAGATTCCTGTAGTGCGGCTTTTTCTGTTTTAGTCATTTATTTCGTCCCATAGTTGTTCTTCGAGTTCTGTCTCATAAATTATTCTGAACTCCTCGATTGTTGGTGTCATCACCTTTACTGGTGAATTCATTAATTCTCTTACATGTCTAGTGTAAGCAATTAATAGTTGTTGTTCTGTGTATAATATCATATGTCGTCTACATTTTCTCCTGTTGCCATATTATCTTTAATTGCTTCTCGTTCTTTAGGATTGATTGCTGACTGAGGTCCAATCTTTAAAGTTTCCCAGTCTACTGTACTAGTAAAACTTTCCATACGATTACTTCTCATTTTGACACAATTAAATGTCATACACTCATCCTGCTGCTCCCATGTCTCTAATGCATAGGCAGCATCTGCTGCATCAAGAATACCTTTTGCAAACCTAGCTTCTCCACTTGCATCCGTCTGGTAGGGTGCAAAGACAAGCGTTTCATATTCTTGTGCGTACAATTTCATTTTCTTACTGACTTCTATTTGTTCTGTCCAGTCATATTGACCTGAGCGACTTGGTGCATTGTGGCGACGAACTTGGTTTAGATAGTCTACTATTACTACTCCGACATCTAGTTGATTGACTTTCTTATCTAATTCAGACTGAATCTTTGAAAGTGTAAGTGCTGGATCATAGATGACATCTAACTGTCTTTCTTTGTGGAGAGGAAGTTTTGTTAAGGCTTTATGGAATGCTTCAAAGTCATGAGTTTTTTGAAACTCTGGCAATAAATCATGTCCACCATCAAAACGACCTGCCCACCATCCACCAACCATGTTCCATTCTTGGGCTGAAAGCATTTTGCTTCTTAGTCTGGAGAAGGGAATCTTTGTAGCAATAGAACATATTCTCTGAAGTATTGATCTACTATCCATCTCAATAGTAAAGTACAAGGCACTACGCCCAGCTTCATATACATTGGATGCTAGATTACAACAAGTTAGAGATTTTCCTGAACCTCGTCGTCCGCCCACAAGCACTAAGTCTTTGGGAGAGAACTTAATCTGTGAGTCATACTCACTATTGAGTCCTAAGGGTAAATACTTCGCTAGTTCTTTGTCATCCTCAAAGAGAGATATGCTCTGCATACTTTCTTCGGGCGGCTTGACATCTACCTTATCACTTACCCTTAAAACTATTTCTTGTAATTGTTCTATGTTTTCTTCTGCGCTAGCCATAGCGACTGTGTTATCGATATAGGAATCCAACTCATCTAGTATTTCTACTTGTGCATATTCATTCTTCAGATAGTCAAGTAAAAGCCAAGCGTCTACCTCGACATCTACAGACTCGATTGCGAATATTTTTTCTTGGAGTTGTCGATCTCGTACTTCATAAGAGAGATCTTCGAATTGGGGAAGGTCTTGATAATTATCGATATGCTTATCAAGGATGCGGAAAATTGACTGGTACTCGCCAGGTAGGTAATGTTCTTTTAACTTAGACCATGTGTCTAAATCTTTCTGAACTATAATCTGTTTTAAAAGCGCTGACGCTATATTCAATTGACCTCTCCCAAAGTAATAAAAAACGGGCAGGGGCGGACCCCTGCCTTAAACTAATCAAAAGATTAGGTGATTAACCGATATCTTTTTTAGCTGCGCCGTTGTAGTCAGAACATTGTAGTCCTCGTCTTGTCAACATAGTTTTTACGCCACGAACTGTTTTGCCGATTTGGTCAGCAATTTCTTCTACAGTGTGTGAAGCAACATCTACATCAGCAAGTACGTCAGCTTTGCTTGATCCTTTTGTTTCTTTTTGCTTTGGAATAGCGTTGATCTCACCACTTCTTAGAAGTGAAAGAGCTTTTCCTCTGATTGAGTTTACAGATTTGCCAAGTGCGTCAGCGATTTCTTCTACGAAAGATCCATCGTTAACCATTGATACAAATGTGCCTTCTTCTTCAGGAGTATAAGTTCTAACTGTTTCAACTTTAGGAGCAGGCTTAACATGAGAAGTTAATTCCATTGATAAGATTTTTCCTTGAATTGATTTAGCAGAGAATGATCCGCCTTCGAAGTTTGATGCAATTTCTGCATATGTGTAAGAGCCGCTGTTGTCAGTAACAAAGGCTTGTAAAGTTGCTTCTTGCTCGTCTGAGAAAGACTTAGAAGCAGATGCTGAAGCTAGTTCAACATCAAATCCCATTTTTCTCAATTTGCTAGAAACTGATCTTGTTGATGTTTCTAACTCATCAGCTGCGTTAGCAACTGTTGATTGAGATATAGGGCTTTCAGAACCAACAAAGTCTGTTAACTGTTGAGTTCTTTCGTCTGTCCATTTAGGTAATGCCATGATTATTTTTCCTCTATAATTTGTTTTAGGTTGTTAAATATTTTTATCCCAAGTTGTTCTGCTTTTTTAGTTTTTGCACTTTCAATTCCACTTTCATTGAGTAAGATTGTTACATCCTTTGTCAAGGAACTCTTAACAATGAAGCCATACTTTTCTAATACTTGAGTAGCGGCCGCTTTAGTAGGGTAAGATTTCAACTTACCACTAATGCAAACTGTTCCCTTAGTGTCGTCAAGACTGACTTTTGCCTGCTTTTTACAAGTAAAAGAAAAGGGAAGTTCATTATAGCCGTGGTCAATAAAAGTACCAACTAACCAGTCATAAAGATTCGACGCCGCTTTCGGACCCAGACCTGCCTCTATACATATCTCTGGGGTTATCTCATATATTGATGAGATGTGTTGTGCTAATTTATTAGTGGCACTTGAGCCAATCAGCGGTATCGAAAAAGCTGGTAATAGAGTTATAAGGTCGACACTCTTTGATTGTTGTATCTCGTTGTGTAGTTTCGTACCTAGTTTCTCTGAATCCAAGCATAATGATATTTCTTCTTGGGATAAAGAATAAATATCATGCAAATCAAATAGATCAAGTCTAGCTATAGTAGCAGGACCGAGCCCTTTGATTTTCAAAGTTTTTGCAAAGTGTTCAATACGCTTTGCAGATTTAGCAGAGCAAGAGTCGTTCAAGCAGAATAACTGATCGTTTACAAACTCCAGTACACTGTTACATGCTGGACAATTTGTTGGCGGTACTATCTGTCTCAAAGTTTCTCTTTCTCCTAAATATGATATTATTATATCAAACGAGTGACCAAATGTCAAGATTTATTTTTTGGAAAGTCAGATAAAATAAGGGATGAAATTTCGAAACACTCCGTATGCCCACCAAACTTTTGTTTTGGTTTATAACTTTCGTGTTTGAACTTCTCGTGTAGCTGTTGTTCGTATTTCCAACAGTTGTAGATTGTATCGTGATAGGTTCGTTGAATACGCAACTCATACCCTTTAAAACCACGACTTCTTTTGATTACGTGTCGCCAGTCCTTACCACTAGCAATTCCGACTTTGATGCATTCACGCTCAAAGGTTCTTGTGTTTACTAGAACAACTCCATATAGAACACCTTCTCGTAGCTGTTCTTCAGGTCTATTGTCAAAGTATGTTTGATTGTAGACTCCACCACTCATAGGTCAGTCCACCAGCGTAATACAAGTATTAGTGTTACAAGAAGGCTAAACATAACTATAGGCTGTAAGTTATAAAGAAACCAAACAAAAGCAGTAAGTATTAATTCCATTACCACTTCAATCCATNTTCTAATGCAAATACACACCCTTGATAGAAGTCTCTATCTTCTTCGGATATGAATTCCCATTTATAATTTATTGAATATAATTTACTTTCTACTTCTGTAGGGTGAGTAAGATGTATTTGTTTATTCATCATTTCTTCCAGTTCGTCAAATTGTTTTGTTATTCTGTTTTTATATTCTTCTACTTTACTCATTTCATCCATGACCTATGTACTGGAGGGTTAATTGGTTTTTTCTCTTTGGGGTATCTTTTCATAAGTTTACCACAAGAATGACATTTTAAATTTATTTGTAGTAATTCACAGATTGCTTCCTCTTTTGGTAAGGCAAAGCACTGATGAGGATGAAACATTTCTGTTGGTAATGGAAAGCCTATATGTTTACTCACCAGTTATGTACTACATTTGCCATAATAAATACAGCACAAAGAAGATTTGTAAAAACAATGAGAAATCTTATTAGACCTATTGCATTTTCGTTTCTTCTGTTGTAGCCATCTTCTTCGTCAAACGAGCCGAGAGCGTG